AATTGAAGCTGTAGCGGCTCCCGTCAATACGCTGGATGTCAAACGACGTAGAAAAGAATAAGGAGCCGTATTATGGCCACTACCGCAGGCGATCAAATTAATGGAGCATTACGATTACTTGGCATTTTAGCCGAAGGCGAAACTCCATCTGCCGCAACATCACAAGACGCTTTAACCGCTCTAAATCAAATGATTGATAGCTGGAACACAGAGCGTTTGTCTGTATATTCTACCCAAGACCAAGTATTTAGTTGGCCTCCTAACGTATTGTCAAGAACACTAGGCCCTACCGGTGACTTTGTAGGCAATCGACCTATATTATTTGATGACTCGTCTTATTTTAGAGATCCATCTAGCGGTATCTCTTTTGGTATTAAGTTTATTAACCAACAACAATACAACGGTATTGCGGTTAAGACTGTAACAAGTACCTATCCACAAGTGATATGGGTAAACATGACTTACCCTGATGTTGAGATGTATGTATACCCAAAACCTACAAAAGTCCTAGAGTGGCACTTTGTATCGGTAGAAGAGTTAACTCAACCTGCTACATTGGCTACAGTTTTGCATTTTCCCCCTGGCTATCTACGTGCGTTTAAATACAACTTAGCTTGCGAGATAGCGCCTGAGTTTGGCGTAGAGCCATCACCTACTGTGTCACGCATTGCTATGACAGCTAAACGTGACTTGAAACGTATTAATAATCCTGACGACATTATGTCCTTGCCTTACAGCATTGTAGGCACTCGTCAACGCTACAATATTTTTGCAGGGAACTACTAATATGACCGACATAACCATTTCAGCATTACCAGTTGCAACCGCAGGGGCAAGTACAGACATATTACCTATCGTTCAAGGGGGTGTGACTAAACAACTTACTAACGCAAAATTATTTACTAGCCCTACGCTTATAACACCAGTCTTAGGTACGCCTACAAGTGGTGTGCTAACTAACTGTACTGGTAGTCCAACTTTTACAGATGTTAAAACATCGGGTTTATTAGCTACCACAGCCGCAGCGCCTACGATTGCAAGCGCTACAACGATTGCGCCAACTAAACAAATTACATTTATTAGCGGTACGGCAGCCGTAGTAAATATTACCGCGCCAAGTCCTATCTCTGCTGGCGGAGGTACAATTATATTAATTCCTACAGGCGCGTTTACATGGACAGCCGCAGGTAACATTGCAGTATTAGGCACAGCAGTCGTTAATAGGGCTTTAAGTCTTACCTATGACGTAACAACAACTAAATGGTATCCTTCATACGTGTAAATTATGAAATCTCCTATACTTGGTCAATCTTATGTAGCACGGAGCATTAATGCAGCGGATAACCGCATGGTTAATTTGTTTCCGGAACAAACACCTGAAAATGGTCTTGAAATAGGCTACCTTAATCGTGCGCCTGGCTTAACCAATTTAGTTACCATAGGCTCAGGCCCTATTCGTGGACTTTGGGCGCATCAAACCAATGGCACAGATGCGTATTGCGTGTCAGGCACAGGCTTTTACCGCATTAATACGGATTACACTTATGAATACATAGGTCAAGTTGAAGGCACTGGGCCAGTCACGTTTGCCGATAACGGCGTACAAATGTTTATTGCAGCTAACCCTAAAGGTTACATCTACAATGAAGTGACAGACGTATTTGCTGAAATTACAGACCCTGACTTTACTGGCGCAGGCACTGTCACCTACCTTGATGGGTATTTTGTGTATAACGAGCCTGACAGCCAAAAAATATGGATTACACAGCTACTAGACGGCACATCCGTTGATCCGTTAGACTTTGCTAGTGCTGAGGGTTCACCTGACGGCGTTGTAGCCGTTAACTCTATCCACCGTGAGCTATGGGTATTCGGTACGGACACAACAGAGGTTTGGTATGACTCCGGTGCTACCGACTTCCCGTTGATACCAATTCAAGGTGCGTTTAACGAGACCGGCTGTATCGCACCTTATTCTGTAGCAAAGCTAGATAACTCATTGTTTTGGTTAGGCAACGACCCACGGGGGTTCGGTGTTATTTACAGGTCTAACGGCTACGCATCCCAACGCGTGTCCACACACGCTATCGAATACGCTATCCAAGGCTACACCGACATATCCGACGCTGTGGCTTACACATACCAACAAGAAGGTCATGCGTTTTATGTTATATCGTTCCCTACTGGCAATGCCACATGGGTTTACGATGTCGCTACTGGCGCGTGGCATGAACGTGCTTACTTAACTAATGGTGAGTTTACACGCCACCGTTCAAATTGTCAGTGCAACTTCCAATCTACAACACTTGTAGGCGACTACCAAAACGGCAACATATACAAGTTTGACTTAGATGTGTATGCTGATAACGGCGAAACACAGAAATGGCTACGCTCATGGAGAGCGTTACCTAGCGGACAAAACAATTTAAAACGTACAGCGCAACACAGTTTGCAATTAGAAGCTGAGTCAGGGGTAGGGCTTAATCTTTATCCTGCATACGCATCAGAACAATTAGATACTGAAGCTGGGTTAAAATTAATAACTGAAGCTGGCGAGTATTTAATTACAGACGCATACCCTGAAGCACCAGGCTACAATCCGCAAGCCATGTTGCGTTGGTCTGATGATGGCGGTCATACTTGGTCTAATGAACATTGGGCTTCAATGGGTAAAATTGGCGAATATGGATTCCGTACGTTTTGGCGGCGTTTAGGCATGACACAAAAGCTACGTGACCGCGTGTATGAAGTGTCAGGGTCAGACCCAGTTAAAATTGCAATTATGGGCGCTGAGTTAATTATCAGCGGGACTAATGCTTAACTACACCCGTATACCGGCACCTAGGGTTTCACTTGTTGATCCACAGACAGGCATTGTGTCGAACGAATGGTTTAGGTTTTTTAACAACCTGTTTACGATAGCGTATTCATCTACCGGCGTTGTTACGCCAGGGGTATATGGGTCTGCGTCTGTAGTTCCACAGATAACAATAGACGAATTTGGCGGTATATCCGCAATACAAGATATACCCATAGCAATTGACGCAAGTCAAGTTATTTCGGGTATACTTAATGGCATTGGGTATACAAACGGCGCAATTACGAGTAGCACGATTAATAGTACGACAATCGGCGCAACAACGCCAGCTTTAGGCACGTTTACGACAGCAACTGCATCTAGGTATGTAGGTATTTCAGGGGGTTCATTCTAATGGCTCAAATAGGTTTTACACCAATACAGATTTACTTCAGCACAACGTCATCTAATTTGCCGTTAGCGGCTAATTTAACCAATGGTGAATTGGCAATTAATTCTGCTGACGGCAAACTGTTTTATAAAGACAGTGGAGGCACAGTACAAACATTAGCCAGTCAAAACCTTTTTGCTAGTCAAACAGCCAATTACGTTTACGCTTCGCCTAACGGATCTGCGGGTGTAGCTACATTTAGGGCGTTAGTGTCTGCGGACATTCCTTCATTAACTAGTATATACATTCCATATACAGGCGCGGTAAGCGCAGTAGATTTAAACGCTAAGACTTTAGTTAATGTGGCTAATCTTGGTGTGAATACAACATCTGTACCGACCATTAAAATTAGAGCCATTGGCGATAACAATTCATCCTCTCGTATTGCTATGCGAGGATACTCTAGTGACGCTAATAGTTCAGCTATCCGCGTAACTAAATTTAGAGGCACGGTTGCCGCACCGCAAGCACCGCAAAGCGGCGATAGTTTAGGTAAGTTTGAACTTGCAGGTTATGGTACTACTTCAGCAGATGGCTACCCACAAGTATCATTAGAAGGTGTAACTACCGAAGTATGGGGTGCTACAGCTAGAGGTGCTAAGGCAGTAATTAAAGTTACGCCTAATACAACTATTACTCAAGTTACAGCCGTAACAATCGATCAAGACAGTAAAGCTACATTTGCGGGCGCATTAAGCGTAACTGGACATACGACCTTTGAAGGCGTTACATCTACTGGTGCAACGGGTACAGGCAAATTAGTTTACGATACAAGCCCTACATTAGTAACGCCTGCGCTTGGTACACCTTCTGCATTGGTTGGAACTAACATTACAGGTACAGCAGCAGGGCTAACGGCAGGTAATGTTACGACTAACGCTAACTTAACAGGCCCAATCACCTCAGTCGGTAATGCCACTAGCATAGCAAGCCAAACAGGTACAGGCACTAAGTTTGTAGTGGATACATCACCTACATTAGTTACGCCAACTGCAACAACTACAATAGGCGTGGGCGCAGCAACCCCATCAGCATCAGGCGCAGGTATCACATTCCCTGCTACACAATCAGCGAGTACAAATG